CATTCATTTCTCTGCCTCCAGATTAGCTAGTTGCCAGGTTTGTGATAGTTCCGTGGAACTCTTCCGCGCTGTAGTCAATTCCCATTTGAGAATACAACTGCAAGTCCTCAGAAGCGCCCGCTTTGCTCAATTCCTCCTCGAAAAGGTAGCCTTTTCCAGGAACTGGACAAACCACAGGACGAATCTTCTCAACATCAGCAACAAGCAAAGTCGAAGCGGTGATGTATGGAGTAAGTCGCACTTCAAGTTCTCCGAGGTCGGTTAGCACAGTATTAACTACTACGCCACCAACACCGTCACGTCTTTCCTGTAGTCCGTAAACCTCAGAAATAGCCTGCTTGATAATGGGAGAGCAGAAGATGATACAGTTACCGTTTTCGATTTCAGCACCAGAGTCAAACATACTTCTTAGCAACTGATCCATCAAAGACTTGCTAAAAGCCGCGCTTGATGCGTCCACAGTGTTAGTTGTGCAAGCGGTAACAATACCGCGAGTTTGATAGCTAGTAGAAGTATTAGATCCGAGCTGATACGTACCCTCAAGGAAGGTATATTCCATCTCAACTGCCATCTGCTTCAAGTTAGCCATAACTTGAAAGTCACGCTCATTTCGAACTGGCTGACTACCGTCAACATTTGCCAAGCCGGAAACAAGGCCGACATGGCTTTGCTTCTGGTAAGAAACGCTGATTTTCTTTTGGAAGATTTGACACACGTTTGTGTCTTGGCTTCTTACGAAAGTGGTAGGGGTGGGTGCGGTAAAGGAATCAGTTTCTGAAATATCCGGCTGTGATGCAGTCTCTAATGAATACTGCTGATTCAAAGGAAACTGAAAACTAGAGGATTGAACGAGATTAGCCCCGTCAATACCACCGATTGCGTTTAAAAAAGTTGTTCGGTTTTGACCGATTTTAAATAACTCACCAATAAAATTAGGTGCGTTGAATTGCGAAGTCACAGAATTTACATTTGCCATTTTATTTTCTCCTTAAAAAATTTTATCAATGCGCGACAGTGACACCCTTCGCGTGTGCTTCACGCTTAATTCTCATCATGTCAACTGCCCTGTTTTCTTTTCTTGCTAACTCATACTCGCCGTGAAAGTCACGCTTGCCACTTGCACGCGTCTTTGTCATCCCTGGCGAAACTCCAACGCCTGACGCTGGATTTCGAAAATCATTAGACCAAAGTTCATTTTCCTTGTACTGCTTCACTAAGTCACGGACGCTAAAATAGTCGGCTTGACCCGTTTCTGGATCATAAGACCCGCGCTTCGGCTCGCCTTTTTCGTCTCTCACGAAAGTTACTACGCTACCGTCCTCGGTCAACTCGATACCTACCTGAGATAGAATATGCGGTGCTAACTTCTCAACTATCCCGCCTTCGGCATTGATAGCTGATACAACCTCGCTACGTAGGATTTTCTCCTTCAGCGCTGTCGTGCTTTCTTGTAGCATTCGCTCTTTCTCTGCAAGTTTCGGGCTGAAATCTCGCTCCACTACTTCCTTAACCATCTCATCGACTTTCTTCTGGAAGTCTTGTTGCGTAAATTCTCCCTTGTTGCGTGCTTCTTCAAGTTCTTTGTTTAACTTCTCAAGTGCTGAAGCTTTTTCCCTCGCATCTCGCTCGTACTTGTCGCGTAATTCTCGCTCACTTCTGAGAGCTTTTTTAAGCCCTTCCCCGTCACCTTTCGGAGCAGGTATACCAGTCACGTCTAGGACGTAACCATCGTCAGATTGGCGATACATTCCGCGCAAGTTTTCTTCTACACTTTCCAAGTCGCTGATTTTGTACTCTAATGACATTCTTTGCTCTCCTTTTTGGCTTCACGCCATGAAAGCCAGCTATCACAGCTAACCACATTTAAAAATAATTTAAGGCATCACGCCCAAAGCCTACGCATCACGCATAAACTTAAAACAAATTCAAGTTATATTTTATCACACTCTTGCTTTTGTACTATTAAAGCTAACTACGCGTTCGCATAAGTCTATAAACTCCTGCACGCTCATTTCATGCCTGGCGTAGTTAATGCACGTTGTAACTATCTGCACATTGTCCGGCGTGTACCCGCCTGAATTATCAAGGCGGTCTATGCTCATGTTGTACGGGCTTGGCTTGTCTGTGAATTGATAAGTTAGCTCGTAGCCAGTAAGGGCGCACCGACCGCCCTGCTGTTCTAAAATGTTCATCACATCATCAATTGACAGCTTGAAGTATATCTCTTTTTTTCTTGCCCTGTATTTGATAGATTTTAATATGTGAGTAAGGAAAGCACGTTTTGTACAGATTGATCGCGTTCTTTCTTTGTACTGCTCATTTCGCCTTTTTTTCAAGCAAGCATGACAAACAGCATCACGGCGTTTTTTGTAAAACTTCGACGGTCGATCCTCACCGCATTTTTTGCAGACTCTATTCTTCTTCTTCAAGCTGAAACTTCTCTTGATTCCAAAGGTAAAAACTGTGATCGAACCATGTAATCAAAAACACTTCGCTGAACCACGGATCGCGCTCCCAATCTTGAATCTCTTCTTCTGTCATGTAGATGTGAGGCTGATCGGCGAAAAATGGGACGTATGCGAAGCCAATAAAAGGCAGGTAAAAGCCGAAAACTTCTCTTCCAAAAATTGTCATTTACTCAACCTTTTTTTAATCTGCGCGATTGTCAACGGCTCAAAATCTGAGTCAACCATATCGCGAAAGTTAACCTTACCCTCAGACCAAAGCTTGTATCGTGTCGGCCCTAAATAATCCTGAATAAAACCGCGAGTCGCGTCACTGTCTACCATCTTGCGAGCCCACAAATCAGAAAGCGACTGATTGCCTTTTAAGTTGTCACGATCAAGCGTTATTTTACCTGCTTCCTTCACTTGGAACTTCGTACTGGTTTCGCGTGGCTCGCCTCTGTGTCTAACCTTCTTCTTGTTATGTAGCGCGAAAATTCTATCCTCTTCGTCGCTAATATCTGAAAGTTTGGTACGTGGTAGGATCATTGAGCGACAATTGACATGACGCGGAACGGCTGGAGAACGCCCGACTAATTTATCAAACGCCTCGCGATTCGGTAATATCTTCCCATTGAGCGAAGCGCACCCAAAAGTCGTACGCCCGTCCAAAATACTTGACCATTCATAACCAGTCACGATGCTTTCAAATTGGCTTTCTGCCTCAACCCTTGCGCGGTTCATTGCGTCCGCCGTTGTTGTACGTACAATAGAGCGTGAAGCGCGCCTTGTCCTGTCGCTTGCTCGCCTCACGTTTCTAGCGATTTCCTCGTTACCTATACCGCGCAAAAGACCGTCCGCAATCTCAGCACGTACACGTTTTAAAGTCTGCGCCTTCTGGAGTGCTATTTCATCCTTCACAAGTAGCCCGCCTGCTAATGGTCTATTGAAATCTATGACGCGCATAATTGCCGATTCTGGAATATCTGTGAAGGCTAAAAAGGACGCGCCTGATTGAGCTACGCCCAACTCTTTAGAATGCGATAGTAGAACTGAGGCGGTGCTATCGTGTACTACCTCCGAGACTTCTTTCACTTCCTCTTTCAATGCGTCCGGGAAATTTGCAAACGGCTCTTTGTAGTATTCATTGACTCGCGCTAGAAGTAATCGAAGTCGCTGTCGTGGCTTTTCGCTTTGCGTGCGTTGCAGGTCGGCAATGATACGCGCCTCGGAAAGCTCAAGCAATTCCTCAAGCTCTTTTAGGCTGGCGTTCGTGTAGCGCCTCAAAAGCAATTCAGCCATCACAGCCTCATCAAGAATACTTTCAGCCATTCGTATCTTCTAAACTTTCCATAAGGTCGTCTTGCTCGATCAAAGCCTTCTCTCTCTCGACTTCTAAATCTTTAACGACTTCGTTTCGATCCATCCAACGATAAAGCGTCTGTCTACTGATTGCGCCTGTAACCCAATACTGTAGCATAGCCTGCAATTCTTGAGGCGTGGCAACGCTGGAGTAGAAATCACGATTCAATGTGACTTTTCCTTGCGTTTGAATACCAGTGAAAACTGAAGACATACGAACCGCTTTGTTAATCGCTGTCTCAACTTCTTCGACCATCCTGGCTATCGAGCCCGAATCAGAGTTTGTATCTATCATCGCTTCTGTTGCTGTCTTTTGCGTGCCACTGCGCTTTTTTAGCATTGCAAGCGCCATCTCAAGCATACGCTCTACAGTGTCATCAATAACTTCGCGTGTTAGCTGTAGACTCGTCCCTTTCCATTCCAAATATTTCACATCAGCCCCAGAGGGTAAAGCTTCGGCGTGACCTATTGAAATTTCAATTGTACCCATTTCCTCAGCCTGCTCTTTGCTTAGCCCGGTATAAACTCGACTAGGCAGGTTAGAAAGTGACAAGCTATTTTTAAAGTCGCTATCAATCTGAAACATTTCAATATTGAGATAAGCCAAGTCAATCATGGGCGGTTTTGAATACAATTCCCCACCGCTCAGGCGCTTTCCAAAGAAAAGAATGACAGGCACAAAGTCTATAATCGAGCCTTGCGAATTTACTATCTCGCCCTCGTCTAAAAGCTTTGTTTCGCCACCGCTGATAACTTCCGTTATCTTGTAATAGCCTGGAAAAAGTTCAATGTACTTTCTAACCTCTTGGCTGGAATCCGCGCCCGTAGAAGTGCGCTTCTTGAAAACCATCTTGATATATGAAAGCCTGCTCGCGCTGTCCTCGGAAAATTTCCAGTCGATAATGCTTGAGGCTGAAATCAAATGGAAAACAGGCTGGCGTGATGCTATCTCGCCTTTTGGAAAATCGACCCATATCGCGCCGTGACCGTCAAAGCATTTTTTCAATGACTGCGCGATAAAATTAGTTAAACCCGATCCTTCTCCATCCATATTCTCAAAGAACGCCTCTTCTGATCCTGTGAAGTTTTCAATCTGCGCCTCTTTGCGCGTAGCGATACCGATGAAACTGTCCTCTGCCCTCTCGTAGATGTTATAGAGAAAAGAGCGTGCAACGCGCCTCTGGTATCCAATCTGCCCCTCTTTTTCAAATCTAGGTAGGTAAATATCATGCTTGTCGCGTAGCCTTCTTGTCCCTTGGCGCAAATCCTCAATCATTTCGATTTCTTTTATCATATCTTGGAAATCGGGATGCGTCTTTTGCATCATATCGGGAGACGCTAAAGAACGCGCACCCATCGAACCAATGTCACCACTTCTTTCAATTAAATGTCCGTCATTCGTAACGGCTCCGCGTCCTGCATTATTCATAAAACAACCTACCTATGAGAATATCCTATATTCTAACAAATTTAATTTCTTGCCCACTTGAACTGAGTATGAACGCTACCCTTCACTGGATATTGAACGGCGCTATAGTATCCGATGGCAGTCCCGATGTGTTGCCAGCGCGCGTCCTCTTCTTGGTACGTGCTACCCTCTTTTAACTTCGTCATAGCTAAAGACTTGTCTGCCATCGGCGCGGTTTCAGGATTGACAAAAAGCCTTCTAACGCCTTCGGCATCACATAACCTGGCGCGCAAGCTGTTCTGCCTGTCTTTGATTGCGCCGTTGGTCGTCGGCACGCGGTTTGTAACTCTAAAACCCTCGTCACGTAACATTTTCTCTATCAATTCAAAATCAGAAGTGTGACCATGCTTCGCGCCTACATTCCCGCGAACGTCACCGCACAACTCAACCATTCCGCGATAGCCTTTATATCGCTCGATAAACTCAAGAGCAGAGTTTTTAGCCACTGCACTGTCGAGTACAATCTCATCAATGATGTAATCCTTGTATCCACCGCCGTCCTTTTGTTTGTAGCGTTGGATTATCGCGCTTGAAAGAGGCGTAAAGTTCTGGTCGTGCGTCCATATTAAGTTTGAGCAATTTTCGTTATATCGTCGCGTTGTGTGGTTTCCTGTCGGAGTTGGGTTGTAGTCGGGATAGACAAATGAGCCAGGGAAAATAGAGCCGATGCGATTGAGAATAAAGACGTTAACCCACTCCATAGATTTTTTTGAAAGTTGGCGGAAGTAATAGTCATAGCCACCGTCTAAGTTCTCGATGTTTTCTGCATCAGGGTTCGGCTTGTAGCTTTTGTCTACCTGCCTGATTAGCGCGGGCGGTTGAATGAAAAAGCCCCAACTCTCTGCCGTACCG